TAGCATAGGTTTCCGTTCCGCTTTTGTAAATCTGTAATCTGGAACGTGTGTTCTGTTTTCGCTGCGATAGCAGCGATTTTTCCCTGGTCCGCTTTGCGGGCCAGGGTCGCTTCAATTTTCAGATTTTGCACTGTACCGGAAAGGAAAAACGTGGTATAATTTCAATCACTTCAAACCGGGAAGAAGGGATGAAAAAAGACAAATGAGTGAAAGCGAAAGCCCGAAGAAAGAAGAACTGATAATACAACAAAAGGTGTATGACATGATAATGTACGCATACCCGGCAATCGAACAATTTCCGAAGGCGCAAAAATTTTCACTGGCCCAGGACATGAAAAGATGCCTGGATAACATCATGCGATATATCATAGCCGCAAATAAGAAATATACCAAAAAAACCACATTGCAGGAATTGGATATTGAAGTGGCAGCACTGAAAGTTTATATCAGAATGGCACATGAACTGGGATATTTACCACCCAAAAAATATGAAGTATGGTCAAAGATGACGGTTGAAGTCGGGAAAATGGTGGGCGGATGGATTAAGGCCACACGTGAAAAGACATTGACCCAGGATGCCGCCGAAGTTCCGGTAAAAGCAGAAGGGCCAGAAGAAACATACCAGTGTAGTGAATGTTCTGACACTATCACAAAGAAAATTAAGGATTTTTCAGAACAAAGATACGGCCAGGCACTATGTTATAAGTGCCAAAGAAAGAGGAAAAAAGGGGAATAGATTACAGTTGCCTTTTCTCGGTGGCAGTTATTGGAATGGTTCCGGTGCGGGCGTGTTCGCCATGAATTTGTATAACCCCCGTTCCTATTCCGGTACTAACATAGGTTTCCGTTCCGCTCTACCTTCAAGCCAGATGCCAGGGCCTTGCGGGGTCCGGGCCAGCGCAGGAGGATAAAGGAATTTATTTCCCTGCCGAAAGGCAAAAAAGTGAATGAATGTGGAAGCTGTAATAAACCGCTAAACACATATTAGGGAACAAATTGGAGTTGCCTTTTCTCGGTGGCAGTTACGGTAACGATGTGCGTGCGGGCGTGTTCGCCGTGAATTTGAATAACCCCCGTTCCAACATTAACAGTAACATAGGTTTCCGTTCCGCTCTACCTTCAAGCCAGATGCCGGGGCCTTACGGGGTCCGGGTCAGTGCAGGAGGATAAAGGAATTTGTTTCCTTGCCAATAGGCAGAAAATTGAATACTTGCAGAAGCCGCAGTAATGCCGTTAAATGCAAGACACAATCAGGATTTTGTAAGACATAACATATAGGGAATAAATTATAGTTGCCTTTTCTCGGTGGCGGGTACACAACTGCCAGTTCCGGTGCGGGCGTGTTCGCCGTCAACTTCAATGACCCCCGTTCCAACACGAATTGGAATAGAGGTTTCCGTTCCGCTCTACCTTCAAGCCAGATGCCAGGGCCTTGCGGGGCCAGGGTCAGTGCGGGAGGATAAAGGAATTTATTTCCTTGCCAATAGGCAAAAAAATGAATACTTGTGGAAGCCGTGATAAACCGCTAAACACAATCAGAAAAAAAGAACAGGGAGTGGGTTACAGTTGCCTTTTCTCGGTGGCAACTGGAATAATGGTTCCGGTGCGGGCGTGTTCGCCATGAATTTGAATAACCCCCGTTCCAATTCCGGTACTAACATAGGTTTCCGTTCCGCTCTACCTTCAAGCCGGATGCCAGGGCCTTACGGGGCCAGGGCCAGTGCGGGGGGATAAAGGAACCTACTTCCTTGCCTAATAATTAGGGAATAAACCGCAGTTGCCTTTTCTCGGTGGCAACTGGAATAATGGTTCCGGTGCGGGCGTGTTCGCAGTTAATATCAATAACCCCCGTTCCTATTCCGGTACTAACATAGGTTTCCGTTCCGCTCTACCTTCAAGCCAGATGCCAGGGCCTTGCGGGGTCCGGGCCAGCGCAGGAGGATAAAGGGGTTTATTTCCTTGCCAAAGGGCAGAAAAATAAATGGTTGTGAAGCCTTGAGTAACGAAAGCGAAAAACGTGAAAGCAACACCAAAGGAAAGCTATGAAGACACTAAAAAATGTATTTGAACAGGTGGTTGACTATGATAATTTGTACCGGGCTTACCTTAATGCCAGACTTTGCAAACGGTACAGATATGAAGTGCTGAACTTCTCTGCACACTTGGAAGATAACCTGGTGAAGCTGCAAAAAGAATTGATTGACAGGACCTACACGCTTGGAAAGTATAGAGAATTTTATATATACGAACCGAAAAAGCGGTTGATAATGGCGCAGCCTTTTAAAGATAGGGTGGTGCAATGGGCCATTTACCAGGTTTTGAACCCGGTATTTGCGCAAGGCTATATCATGGATAGTTATGCATGTATTAAAGAGAGAGGAACGCATAAGGCCGTGAAGCGCCTGCATTATTGGTTACGCCAGGTAGGGAAGAAGCCGGAAAAGTATTATTTCTTGAAGCTGGATATTAGCAAATATTTTTACAGGATTGACCATGATGTGTTAATGGGAATACTGAAACGGAAAATCCGTGATGATGACATGATTTTTCTTCTTGATAAGATTGTAAACAGTAGCGAAACGAATTTTGGTTTGCCGCCTGGGAAAAGTCCTGGAGAAGTGAAACGGTCAGACCGGGTGAGCGAAAAAGGTATGCCAGTGGGAAATCTAAGTAGCCAGATGTTTGCTAACCTGTATTTGAATGAACTGGACCAGTATTGCAAAAGAACGTTGGGAATACATTTCTATGTCAGATACATGGATGATGTTATAATCCTGCATCAAGACAAGGACCAGCTTCATGAATGGAAAAGAATTATTGATACTTTTTTGAAAGAAAAATTGCAGTTGGATTTGAATGAAAAAACTTGCATCCGGCCTATTACACTGGGCGTTGAATTTTGCGGGTATAAGATTTGGAACACACACATTAAATTGCGAAAAAGTACAGCCCTAAAGATGAAACGCAATCTGAAAAAGCTGCAAAAGGAATACGCAGCCGGAGAAGTAACGGTGGAAGAAGCAAAGCAAACCATTAGTTCATACCTGGGGATTTTAAAGCATTGCGACAGTTACAGTCTGAAAAGAACGATTTTTGGAGAGTACGGAAGCAGTGAAGAATATGAAGGATGGTTTTTCCTTCAACGAGCAACCACAGAAACACAATAATTATGATGCCAGGCAGCGCAGAATATGCGCTGCCTTTTGTATGCCAAAATTTAAGGAAGGGGGTGCAGGAATGGGGCCGGATGAACTGGTGGAACTGCTAAAAACTGCCTTGATGTGGCTGGCAGGAATAGGAATAGTAATTGACATGACACCGGGAATTAAATTTCAGCCCGTGCGCTGGCTGCTGGGATGGGTAGGAAAACAGATGAATAAGGAATTGCAGCAGGATTTTGAAAAGCTGGCAAAAGACTTTGAAACCCATAAGGTTGACAGCCAGCGCACGGAAATACTTGATTTTGCCAATAGTGCCATGAACCGCAGGAAGCACACGAAGGAAGAATTTGACCATATCATCAAAGTGCATGATGACTATTTGCAGTATGTGAGAGAACGAAACCTGGAAAATGGGCAAGTAAAACTGGCGTATGAGTATATCGAAAAAATATATCAACGCTGCCTGGAAAAAAACAGCTTTCTTGTGGTGCGGGAAGATGAAGAAACGGAGGACTGACACATTATGAAAGTTATCATATTTCTGGCCGGGGTCATAACGTGCGCCTTCTTCATGGTCCTGGCGAATGCCAGAAACATAAACAAAGCCAGGAGAAGGCGGAGGATAGAGAGGAAACGGCATCCAGAAAAGAAATTGCAGGCAACAAAAATAATTGTCTTTTCTATCATGGTCACCTACTATGCTGCATTTGCCCTGGGGGTATGGGTGGTGATATGTAAAGACTTTTACCAGCTTGCCACGCTTTTGACATTTGTAGGTGGCGTGTCCGTCATTGCGGTAGCGTTCTACTGCTGGAAGTCGAAAGCTGAAAATCTCTTGAAAATCCGAAAAGAGGAACCAGAACTGGGCGTGAGCCTGTCAATGTCAGATATAGCGAATTTAAGTTCGCAGTAAGGAGGAAGCATGACTGAACAATTAAAGAAAGAAATTGTGGCAGCAGCGCAGAACATCATTTTTGCAAATGAAGGAAATTACGGTTCTGTAAATGCTGATGACAACGGAGCAGTGAGCGTGGGAAAGGTGCAGTGGCACGGAACACGGGCACTGAACCTTCTGAAAACAATATGCAAGATGGAGAGCAGGGCAGCAACCATTCTGGGGGCTGCCCTTTATCGTGAAATCACAACGGTGGCAGACTGGGGAACCAGGACCGTGACAGCGGCGGAAAAAACGGTTATAAGCGCTCTTTTAACCACGGCATCCGGGAAAGCGGCACAAGATGACCTGGCGGAAGCTGATGTGGCAGCGTATGTGGACCATGGAATTAAACTGGGGATTGAAGACCCGAAAGCGCTTGTATACTTTGCGGACCTGGAAAACCAGGGAGGGGCCGGAGCGTCAAAGAGAGTGGCAGCAGCGGCGGGAACGGTCACACTTTCCAGCATCCATGCTGCCGCCCTTGCGGATAGGGTGATGGGCCGTTACAGCAGCAGAAGAAACAATGTGTATAACAAAGCAAACGCCTTGAACTTCACGGCGGGAAATGGAGGAAATAAGATGGGAGTAATTGACACAGCAGTTCAATGGATGGTAGGAATTGCAAATGACAACAGCCATGGTTATGACCAGTCAAACCGCTGGGGGCCGGATTATGATTGCAGTTCATTAGTTATCTCGGCTTATGAACGTGCAGGGGTTCCGGTAAAATCAAAGGGTGGCGCAACCTATACAGGGAACATGAAACGGGCGTTTCTGAATAATGGTTTCAAAGATGTAACAAGTAGCGTGAACCTGTCAACAGGGGCAGGAATGAAGAAAGGTGATGTACTTCTGAACGAAACGCATCACACGGCCCTGGTGGTCACGGATGGAGCCGGAACCATTGTACATGCATCAATCAATGAAAAAGGAACTGCCGTGGGCGGCGCAAGTGGTGACCAGACCGGGAAAGAGATTTGCACACGGTCCTATTATAACTATCCATGGGGGTGCGTGTTGCGGTACGGCCAGGGCGGCAGCACATCCGGCAGCAGCGGCGGTACATCCGGGGGCCAGACATACACGGTGCGGAGCGGTGACACGCTTTCCAGCATTGCGGCGAAGTATGGAACCACATACCAGGCACTTGCCAGCTATAACGGGATTGCGGACCCGAACAGAATAAACGTGGGCCAGGTAATCCGCATCCCTGGCAGCACATCCGGCAGCAGCAGTGCATCCGGGAGCCGTACATATACCGTGCGGCAGGGTGACAGCTTGTGGGCTATTGCGGCCAGCCAGTTAGGAAACGGAAGCCGCTATAAAGAAATTAAGACACTGAACGGATTAACAAGTGATACTATCCACGCAGGGCAGACTTTGAAACTGCCGAATTAAGAAGGAGGAAAGAACATGAATGACATTATTTTTGCAGCAATCAACCTGGGTATTGCAGTAGCTTTCTTTGTATTGGGGAAATATGTGTTTCCCAAAATTCCGAAGACAATTACAGATAAATTGTTTGAACTGGGCCAGATGGCAGAAAAGTTTGTTGTATGGGCCAGGGAGTTTATGAAGTCTTCCACGGGAGCGGAGAAGATGGAAAAGGTTGTGGAAATGCTGAAAGAGGTTGCAGAGGAAGCAGGCTTGAAAGTTACGGATGAACAGTTGCAGGCCATTGTACAGGCTGCATATGAAGCCATGAAGGCGGGAGAGAAGGAAGCGCAGCAGACGGCCCCGACAGCATCCGTTGTAATCAACACCCAGGCCCCGACAGGAGCAGTGGCCATTCCCACAAATGATGTGCCGGAAGATGCACTGGAAGATAATGCGGATGGAACAGTCAATGCATATGACGAACGGGGGAAAAAGGTGGGAACCATTGCAAAAGAGGTGGCGGAACAGGCTGCCGCAAACGTCACTGTAATTTTGCAGGAAGGGGCAGCGGTGAAATAGCCAGCCAAACACACCAGAATAAGCCAGGAACAGAGAAAAAGCCCGCAGGCGGAGAAGTTACCGCTTGCGGGCTTTTTCTTGCGTATGGACCTATAAACGTGTTATAATAAATACATAGTTTGATGATTAAAGGGCATAGCAGGAAGGAACGATTAAATGGAACGTGAAGAACAAAGAAAAATATGGGCGGATAAAGAAATGGGAATAGCCGCTTTGGGCGGCAGGTGGTGGGATAATCAAACGAAAACGGAAAGGCTGATAAATAGCCCGCACAGTATGTTTATTGCAGATTTTATGGCTGTACCTTTGAAGTTACCTGTTAGCGAAAACGGAATGAAGCAGGAATAGAAGAAAGTCCGCAGGCGGAGAAGTTACCGCTTGCGGACTTTTTGACGTTTACAGGGCAAATACGGGGCCTAATATATATTGTCTTCATCCTTCTTCTGGAAATGCATACCGCCGCCGTCAAATATCCTGCAATATTTGCATGTAAACCTGGGGCCGCCGTTGTCACCCCACCTATGTTTGCAGTTCATGCATACACAATCCAGAATGTGACACAGTTCAGCAATCCCCTGGTTATTCAATTCAATTCCGTGTTCCTCTAATATTTTATTATTCAAACTTACCTTCCTTCCTGGGCAGCCACGCCGCCGCCCAGTGTGATTATTTATATGGGTTATGAATATACATGTTTCCGTTTTGCTTTGCGTTCTTCTTCCGAAGGGATATAGCTTTCGAGATATTTCATTACAGGGTCAAAGATGGTCACAACAGCATATTGCCTTCTATAATGGGTTTCCTTTGGAAATTCAAGTATTATCATTTCGCCGCCCGCCTGCCGTTCTACCCATTTTTTTAGGCGTTCTATTTCAGCCAGGAGGGTTTCGGCATAACCGTATGTAGAGGATTTTTCTATTTCTATGGTATATCCAACGGCATAATTATCCTTGTATTTGCTGTAATAATGATGATTAAATTCATATTGTGAACGCTGCATGAGTTCTTGAACATATTTGGGTATTGTCATTGTTTGCCTTCCTTCCTGGGCGGCAGCAGGGCCGCCCACAGTTGAATTTATGAGAACAGTTTTTCGACTTCCGCACGTTTGCTTCTAAGCATTGAAGCTGCCGTGGAACGGTCAATTTGACCGGAAGTGATTTTGACAAGTTCTGAAACTACCTTTGCGAAAGCGGCACCTTCTGTTTTATATGCGGCATCCCACTGGGCTTCCAGTTCTGCATTGTCCGGGTCCGCTTCCCACAGTCCATCAATCATATTTGCTTCCAGTTCAGCAGCATTTAATTTTTCAAGAAGTTCTTTCATATTCGTTTCCTCTCTTTCATTGCTTTATCTTATGACTACATTATATACTTGCGCAAGTATAAAAGCAATAGGCAAAATACACAAATATACTTGCGTAAGTATGTGAATAATATATACTTGCGTAAGAAGATAAACAGTGATATACTTACATAAACAAAGGAGGGATGAAGATGCCGGAAGAAAAGATGACGGTCAATAATGGAAAGCAGAAGTCAACCACGAAAGCAAAGAATAAATTTAACAGTGAAAATTATGACCGTCTTTATCCATTTGTACCGAAGGGGCAGAAAGAAAAGATTGCAGCGGCGGCAGCAGCAGCGGTGCCGCCAGAAAGTTTGAATGATTATATTGTAAAAGCGGTTTACGATAGAATGAAAAGGGAAGGGCATGAAATTGAGACAGAGCAGAAAGACCAGTGAAAGTGAATGGTCATGTTTCAGACTTTTTCTTTAAAAGGTCATCATAAGTCACACCCAGTACATCACGGATGGCGCAAAGCTGGGAAGCGGTCACATGCTGCCTGCCGCCTTCTATCTTTAGTGGTTTTGACAAGGAATATTGACCGCATAGCCAGAAACCCGCTTGTGATGGAAGAAGTAGCTGACAATTTAGGAGGGGTGGACATTAGAGGGGTGGAGGGATTGCAGTATGAAGACGGAATACTAAAAAAACCGGACTGGGTGCGGCAGAAAGAGGAACAGGCAGACGGTTATTGTTTGAAGATGGATGTTGAAAAGTTTTTCTATAAGGTTGACATAGATGACGGGGGAAATTCGTAATGGTAATAAAACTTAAAATAAAAGGGTTGCTGGTAAAGCGTGGCATAACACAAAAAGAATTATCTAAGTTGACGGGAATACGGGAATCGACAATTAGTGAAATAGTGCGTGAAAGCAAAACTGTTTTAAACTTTGAACATCTGGCACGGATAGCGGAAGCCTTGCAAGTAAATGATATTCGTGAATTGATGGATTTTGAAGACAGAAAGCCTTGAAAATAAAGGGCTTCACGCATAAGTACAAATAATGTAACAACCTGTACTGTATGTGCTTTCAGGTGCCGGCATTAATGATGAAGGGAATTACATTAGTCATATCGCCATTAATTTCTCTAATGCAGGATCAGGTATCTGCCCTGAACCAGGCCGGCATTCATGCCGCGTATCTGAACAGCTCCCTGACGGTAAATCAATATTATAAAGCGCTCTCTTACGCAAGAGAGGGAAGATACCCCATTATTTATGTCGCTCCCGAGCGGCTGGTAACGGAGGAGTTCCTTGATTTTGCCATTCACGCAGAGATAGCCATGGTGGTAGTGGATGAGGCGCACTGTGTGTCCCAGTGGGGCCAGGATTTCAGGCCCAGCTATTTAAAAATCATGGAATTTATCGACAAGCTGCCGAAGAGGCCGGTTCTCAGCGCGTTTACCGCCACGGCCACGAAAGAAGTAAGGGATGATGTGATCGATATCCTGAGGCTGCGGGAGCCGAATGTCGTTACAACCGGGTTTGACCGGCCAAATCTGTGGTTTTCCGTTCAGGCGCCGAAGGACCGGTATGCCACAATGAAGAATTACATAGAATGCCATCCGGGACAGAGCGGTATCATCTATTGTCTGACGAGAAAGACGGTGGAGGAGGTCAGCGGCAGGCTGGCAAAAGAGGGATTTTTGGTGACGCGCTACCATGCGGGGCTGAGTGATGCGGAGCGGAAGCGCAATCAGGAGGATTTCATTTACGACAGAAGGAGTCTGATGGTTGCCACAAATGCGTTCGGCATGGGGATTGATAAATCGGATGTGCGCTTTGTGATCCATTATAATATGCCGAAAAATATAGAGAGCTATTACCAGGAGGCCGGGCGGGCCGGAAGGGACGGTGAACCGGCGGAATGCATTCTTCTGTACGGCGGGCAGGACGTGGTGACGAACCAGTTCTTTATTGACAATAACCAGGACAACGACGAGCTGGATTTTGCTGCCAGGGAGCTTGTAAAGGAGAGAGACCGGGAACGTCTGCGCAGAATGACGTATTACTGTTTTACTAATGAGTGCCTGAGGGATTATATTCTCCGGTACTTTGGGGAATACGGGGGCAATTACTGCGGGAACTGTTCCAACTGCTTAAGCCAGTTTGAGACGGTGGATGTGACGGAGGTGGCAGAAGCGGTCATTGGCTGTGTGGAGGACTGCCGTCAGCGGTATGGCGTGAATGTAATACTTGATACGGTGCGGGGAGCCTCCACTGCGAAGATCAGGCAGTACCGGATGGACGAGAATGCCTGGTACGCGAAGCTTGACAAAGTTCCTGCCTTTAAGCTGCGCCAGGTGATGAATTACCTGCTGCTCAATGAATACCTGCGGGTGACTAATGACGAATATATGCTTGTCAAGCTGACGGAAAAATCACAGTCAGTCCTTATCGGTGATGAACAGGTGATTATGAAGATGGCAAAGGAACAGATTCCGGCCAGGGAAAAGAGCGGGAAAAAGAAGGGCAGAAAGAGCATTGCCGCAGTCCCCGGAGGAGCAGAGTTTACCGGAGTGGAAGAAAAGCTGTTTGAATGCCTGAGGACACTCCGGTTTGAGATTGCGAAGGAGGAGAAAGTACCGCCATACATTGTATTTTCTGATAAGACGCTGTCCCATATGTGTATTGTAAAGCCTGAGACAAGGGCGGAGATGCTGCAGGTATCAGGCGTGGGTGAATTTAAGTATGAGAAGTATGGGGAACGTTTTTTGGCCTGTGTGAGAGAAAATATGGAGATTTAATTAAGCAGGTGAGGACGCCGCCGCAGGCCAGCGGACGGGGTGGTGGGGTGGGGTTATGAGTCTTTCGTCTCGGGGGAAGATTGTTGTGGTATGG